TCTATCTTTAGTCTTGATCCTGCGTATCTGCCAAACACAACCCAATCGCCTTGTTTACACCAAGGACCATTAGGAAACTTTTCTTTATCTTGATATGCATCTTCTCCTACAGCTAACACCATAGCAACAGATGCAGTTAATTGTGAATCTTCCAAAGTTTTATCTGTTAGGATAACACCACCTTTAGTTTTTTCTTTTGCTTTAAAAGGTAATACTAAAATTCTCCACCCAACAGGTTTTGGAAGTTTTTCTATTTCTGTTTTCTTTTTTTCAACACCCTTAGAAGGGTTGTCTAATTTTGCTTTTACGTGATCGGGCACGTATAATGTTTTAGTCATCAAATTTCTCCTCTTTTTCCAGCAGGCGAGAAACTTCCTGTTGGCACATGTCTAGCATGTGTATCTTTCCTAAAATATACTTGTAATCTTCCATTTTTTCAACCCCTTGTGTTAGATTTTCAAGTAATGTTTCTCTTGCTTTTTTTAATTCTTCTTTCAAGTTATAAATTACAAATGCGCTCATGCGTAGGCATTAACTCCTGGTATACGTTTTTCAAAAACTTTGTTACTATTACCTTTTGAGCAGTACCATGTTTGTTCAACACCTCTATTTGCTCCAAAGTTAGGAACTTGAAGTTGTGTGAAACCGTCTTTGACTGCCGTAGCTACAGAATTAAGTAGATAATCATCACCGACCATTGTTCCGTTTTCTTTTAACTTTGGCCACCAATTTAAGATATCATCTTGAACTGCATCATATTCATGAGCACCATCAACCATGATGTAATCAACAGAATTGTCTTCAAACATATCTAATATTCTTTTCTCATCAGATCGTCCTTGGCAAACATTGACCATATTTCTACCAATAAAATACTGTAGATTATCTCGAAAGATTGATGAAAAATCTTTTGGTAATTTTATGTTTGCATGTTCAGTAGAACCTTCAAATGTGTCAACGCAGTATATTTTTACGTTTTCTTTATTTGCATTTACTAATGAAGTAGCAAGATAATGTGTAGAACGACCTAGAAAAGATCCAATTTCTACAATTTTTCCATCATCTGGAATTTGGTCGACAATAATGTCGTACGTTTCAGAATAGTTAAACCATCCTGGTATTTTAAAATACGAATGTTTCATGTTAAGAACCCTTATTTAGTTATCTTAACTATTTGTATCTTTTTGTAAGTATTTTTCAACCCTTGTGAAACAGGACCTTTCTTTGGAGGAACTGTTGTTGTTAATTTTTTACTTTTTAAATTTTTTGATTGCAAGATCAGTCACCTTGAGTCCAAATGATGAAGCTATAGCGGCCATTAAAGCCCAAATATACCAATCAGGAAGTTGATTTAAGGTATCAAATCCTTCTTTTAGTTTATGAATCCATTCTGGTTTACCAAAAAAGATTGCACCAAACACAATTAATAGGGGAAGTGATAAAATTACTGTAAACCACTCATCACGCCATGAATTTTGCATATTTTTTTGAGTTGCAATCGCATAATCAATCTCACCTTCTGCCATTTTACGTACGTGAGTTTGTTCTGCCTCTGCCATAAGCTTTTTTGTTTCCGTTCTTGTCTTAATAACGTCTACGGCACCTTTTGCGACAGTTCCTATTACGCTCCAAATCATTTTTTCTTCTCAGCTCCTTTAATTTTGCCTTTATTTATGCTTGCATAAAAGACTTTTTTTGCTGTTTTCTTACCATAAGTCTTTTCCATTGACTTTTTTATCTTTTTACCCTTGGTTGTTAGTGGCATTTTGCTTATCTCTTGCTACATTTGCTCTTAAATTAGCAATATCATAGGTTTGTTGTATTTTTTTGTCGTCTAACTCTTGTTTATATTCAAATTGATCCTCTTTTAAATCTTGGTTTTGATTTTTTAGAGCATTAGTCATCTCCATTTCAGACTGTCTTAGCTGTAATTCTTGTTGTTTGAGTAATACTAAAGGATCCATCTGCATATTTTCCATTGCTTCATTACCCTCAGTTACCATTTGCTCTGTAATTTTCACAATTTGTTCATTAATAAGTTGTTCTCTTTGTTGTTGTAACTTCATTAACTCCTCTTGTGGTATTTGTTCACCAAATTGTTGACGTAATTTTTCTGCTTCCTCCACTAGAGCTTTGTCTACAACCTGTGTTGCAAGTAAAGATACGTGTTGATAGATGTGTGATATTAACTGCATCACAATCATTGGGTTTGCACTGATCATCTTTGAACTCATAAATGTTCTGTGTGCTTTAATATGTTGTTCATGATTTTGTTGTGGAAATGCTTGTAAGGGTTTTCCCATAATTACAACACTATGTTCAATTGCTGGATCCATAGGTTGAGGTGGTTGAGGTATCGGTAGTATTTGATCAATATCTTTGACACCTAACGCAATGTACATTCTTCTATATGCCTCATACATATTGTGCATTTGAGGATTTGTCTGAGCTAGTTGTAATTGATTTTGTGCAAGAGTTACTCTTTGTGATAAAGAGAATATGTTTGGATCGGATACTGGTAAAATGTCAATGTTATCATCAAAGTCAACTTGCTTAATTTCTCTTGGGCCACCCTGCACATTGAAAGGATACATAGGTGGTAAAATTACTTTGAATATTCTTGCTAATAATTGAAACTCTTTTTTCTGTGCATAGTGTAATCTTTTGTGAATTGCTGACATTACTTTTGTGCCACGCTCCATGAGAGCCATGGTTGTGCCAACAGGAGTTTGAGATTTACCAATTTCTGACATTTGCATATCAGCAACTGCAGCAAATTGTTTACCTGCTTCTACACAAAAACCAAGTAATTGAAATAAGACTGCATCAGGACCTTTGTAAGGTAATGGCATTAACGCTTCACGAATGATTCCGTTTGGTGCATCGACATCTCTAAACTCACCAGGTTGTAAAGGTTGATCATCATCACGAATACGAAGACCTCTTGCTTTATAACCAGCAGGTAGATTTGATAATGTACCTGCATCAAGTAATTGTCTCAACGCACTTGTAGCAGTTCTTGTTAATCCACCAATCATGTGGATTAAACCAAAGCCATAAAAACCTAGACCGGGTAAAAACTTATAATGAACAAAGTATTCAGTTTTCTTTTTTAAAGGATCTGCTTCATTATAATTACGATAAATAGATAAAACTTTTTGACTGCTTCTATCAATTGTAACTATGTAAGGTAATTTAATTCCGCTGGGCTCACCATTGTTAGGATTAATATCTTCAAATCCTTCCAAATCTAAATCAACATGAACTTCGTAAAGTTCTGTCATATCGCCCATCAAATAATCAGTGGGACTTTCTCCGTCTATTCTATCTTTCTTTTCCTGTAAATCAGAAGTGCCGTCACCATCATAAGGTTGTAAGGCAATATCACGGTAGAATCCTGAAACTTGTTTTTTCCTTAAATCGTTCATCGACATTTTAACCACTTGTGTAATACGATCACAAGTATCTAAGTCTGATGCGCCGTAAGGTACAACTACGTCTTCTGCAGGAATAAATTTAGATGTCGCTCTTCCAAGAACATTATCATAGTAAACTTTTTTAAATGCACTTCCTGCTAATGGTAATTCAAATAATAGTTGATCCATCTCTGGATTATAATCTTCCATGACATGAGTAATCTCATAGTTCATGTAATCTTTGACTCGCTCAGCAGCTTGTTGTAGTTGTGGATTGTTTGCGCCAACAACTTGTGTTCTTACAGGGCCATCACTAGGTAGAAGTTCTACATAAGCCATTGCCTGAAATTGTGTAACAGCTTGTGCTAACATTGGATGACTAACAGATGCAGCACCTCTAAAGGGTCTAGTTCTTTCCTCATATTTAAACCCAAGTAAATCTAAACCTTTTGTGTAAGCTTGTTCCCAATCTTCACGAGAAGATTTATCACTATCGATTTTGTCAACTAAATCATTTGTAATTTCTTGAAGATAAGATTCGTCTAAAACTTCAGCTAAATTAGACATGAAGGATGCAGGTTGTTGCTGTTCCTCCATAGGATTTATAATTGCAGAACCGTCGTCAACAATCTCTACGTTTGGTTGTGCATTAATTTGATCTACTTCTATTTCCTGACCAACTTCTTCAACATCAAGATCCTCTCCGCCACCTGGACCAATTGGTTCAACACGATCCATTTTAGGTAAGTCAGATGTAGGATTAAACTTTTCTACCATTAATAATCTCCATAAATATCAGTTATTGAAACTAACCCATCATTACTAATTTTACCACCATCTTTTTTCCCGTAAAGGAAAAACGGCTTTGCACTTTTCTCTGTTTTAGGCAAAGTCAAGACAGGTATTAGAATTTCTTGTGGATTATATTCCTCAATTAACACCTGTGCTGCATTTCTATCATCACCTGGACCTAGAGGAACAAGTTCAAAATCTTCAAAATCAATAGTTCCGCCTGTATCCGTTGTTTCCGTTATAGTCTTTGGTTGGACGTAATAGTCCATGGTTTGTCCTGGTGCTATCTCTCTTGAATAAATTACTTGATTAGCTCCTAAACTATTTGCATTTCTTTTTAATTGTTCATCAATAAATAATTGTGCTTCTTCAGGCTCTAATCCTTGAGCTAGTTGATCTTGTTTTAAATATTCATATTCGCCATCAAGACTTCTTTTATAGTATGTTAAACCACGATTAGAAAGATTTGGATTGATAATTTTTTCTAAATCAACAGTTCCTCCATATTTTTTGGCAATAGATTTCATTTGCTGAATAGCAACTCTATCATATAGGTCTTTAAACTTTTTACCCTCAGGTCCATCAATATCTTTACCCCACCGTTGTGTTACAAGTTTACCGGGATATATACCTACTTTCTCAATACCTTTAGACTGTGCATCTTTAATGGTCGCTTTTAAAATTAAATCCACATAATCTTTTTGTTTTTGAAATGGCACTGAACCAAAAAGTTTTAATTCTTTTGTATCATGTCTACTAGGGAGTCCAGACTCCTCTCCAAAACGAGCAATTTCTTCTGACGTTCTACCACCTGGAACTCTTATATCTTTAAGTAAAGAATCTAATTCTAAAGCTCTATTTAAATCTAAAAGGTCATCACGAATTTTTAATTGTTGTTGTGAGATGTCAAAAATCTTTTCATCAACATAAGGCATATCCTGTGCCACACGAGCTTTCATCTCATCATCAATTAATTTCTGTAAACCTGTCAATTGCTCAGAGTATCGGGGAATTAAACCCTTACCCGCTGCATTAGGAAATGGTTTTATGCCTTTTGTTTCTTTTAATATTTCCTTTTGTTGTGTAGACATCATTTTATTTAATTCTTCTAATCGATTTATTGCATTGGCTGAAACGTAAGGATCTGTCGACTGTGCTTCTATACGAAGTTTCTGTTCTGCTTTGTCTAATCTTTTCAGCATGGCATCAATACGTTCTTGTTCTTTTCTTAAACTCGTTAACATGTCAGTTTGTAGTTCTTGAATGACAGCAATCTTCTGACCCTCTGGTCCTGCATAATCAGCAACACGAGTAAACGCAATAATATTAGGATCGTCAAAATGGCCACTTTCAACAAAAGCTTTTGACTCGCCTGGTATAGAACCTGCTTGAACAATTACGTTTCGATAGTTTTTTCCTACTTCATCAAGCGGTTGACTACCCGCATTTTTGTGTTTAGGTAATCCCATTGCATTTCCATAACGAACAAAATCTTCTTGATCAGGAGTTAATTCATCTGCTTCTGCAATACTTCGTGGATTTTCATTTTTCACAATGACATTTAAATTACCAATCGGTGACTCCTGATAATAGTCAATCAATTGTTGTCTTGTTACTTTTTCATCGGGAAAAAATTTTTCATAATCACGTAAGAATTGCTCTAATCCTGAATCTTTAATTTCAGATAAAGGTGCTTGTTGACCACCCATTAAAAAATCTGCCCATGCTTGTGGTTTTGCAGCGTTGGGTGCATTCGGGCTCATCATTTTTTCTAGGGTAAAAGATTGAAAAGGAAAATCATTTCTCTCTACGGGTGAAATAAGAGCTGGAGTTAATTCATCCGTAGCACCTGGACTGGGTAGCATGGTTGGCTGAATATCTTTTGGTGTCACTACACCTTTAGACTTACCGAAAATATTAAATAGTCTGATTGGATTAAAGGCTTGTAAGTTTCCTGATTCAACAGCTTGACTAAAATAATCTTCTCCTTCAAAGGCAGGATCGGCTGAGAACTGTTGTTGATTAAGATTTTCTAACGGATCACCACCAATGGCCATTTTAACAGGACCACCTTGTTTAAAATTTAAAGGAAAGTTTTTTCTTATGTAAGGAGCACTACCAAAAACTAAATCCTCATCCTCCACTTTAGAACCTTCCGGTCTTTGCTGTGATATCTTAAAGTCTTTTGGATTTTTCTTAAACTTGTTTAACCTTTTTAAAAACATTGTTTGTAATTCTTCTAAAGACATATCTCTATCAGTACCCAAAAATAAATCTATCTTACCATCTTCTCCTTTATACACTGCAGGAAAACCCAACTTAGGTGTTAATTTTTTATTTATTTTTTCTATGGCTTCATCAGATAATTCACCTGGTTTAAACTCAAGTAGTACAGATTGATTATCATCTAACATTTTTTTATTTATTTTAATGATTTGATTCACAGCGTTTTTTACATCAACTTCTTTACCAATGTTTTTTACACTCTTTTTCAAAATATTTTCTTGTCTTGGCTGAAGAGCAATATTATCAAAACCGAGATTAATACG